TTGGCTGCTACTTCACCTACAGCATCTATTTCACTTTGAATCTTGGTTCTGTCTTTGAGCACCTTGTCATAATATTTTCGGGCCTCGTCGAGATGCTGTTGAGCCAAGGTGCTCATTTGTTCATGCTTGTGGTCATGGAGAGCTTGTTCACATGCGTGGCAGGTCTTGTTAGCCAGTTTGGCGAGCTCGCCGTCATACTTTGTGACGCTTCGCTCCGCTTGCGCTATCGCGCTATCTAACGTAGCACGTTCCTTGTTTAAGCTTCGCAGCTTCGCTGTCTTTTCATCGAAATCTTTTAGCTCCGCATGCTTCGCAAGCTCAGCCTCAATATCTACGCCCTCCAGTTCCACGATGGCCCTGCCTATCTTTTCTAGATCGCTGGCATGCTGATTGCGCCAAGCACTTTGCTTGGTTAATAGGCCGTCTATACTTTTCTGTATGCCTTCATTGCTGCGCTTGGTAGCTTCAATGTTGGCTGTTTCTTGAGTTATATTGTCTTTGGCCAGCTTGATTTGTTCTCTAAGTGTTTCTGCTTTTTCACTGAGAATTGTGATACCCAACAACTGTTCAATGATCACTCGTTGATCATTTGCTCGCATGCTCAAGAACGGTTCAGTATAGGTGTTTAGTGCCACAATGTGTTTGAACATGTCGTGGCTCATGCCCAACAAGGCATCCACATCCTTTTGTGTTTCACGCACATCACCTTGTGCATCATCGGTTTCTTCCACATCCTGTGCTTGATCATTCACAAAGAACTGCATGATTGTGGGCTTGCGTCCCCGCTCAATACGATAGTCTATGCCGTCTTTTTCAAACGCCAGGGTAACCAACATGTTCTTGTTGTTGATCTTGTTTATGAGATTGTCTTTCTTGATGTTGGTGAGCGCATTGCCAAACAAGGCAAAACTCAAGGCATTCACAATGGTGGTTTTACCTGTGCCGTTACGGCTACCATTGTCGTCCCCACCCTGATCTAAGTTCTCGCCAAGCACCAGTGTGAGATTTTCCTGTGCAAAGTTCACCGCTTGAGTCTGATTGCCCACGCTCATGAAGTTTTTGACCGTTAGTTCTTTTAATTTTATCATAGGCTGTTGTATATAGCAAGAAGGGTGTTCTTGTCGTAGGTGTCGCTTTCGATATTGACAATCTGACTGCTTACAATCTGATCCACACTTTCAAATGCTTGAATGTCTATATTGGTATTGATCTCTATGTCTTTCTTTTCAGCAATAAGTGTGAGTTCACGAATGTCATAATCTTTAATAAATTTTTCTTTGATAAAGCTGGCTTCTTCAAAGGTAATGTCAATATCCAGGGTCACACGTAGATGTTGTTTGGGCTTGATAATTGTATCAGCACCATCTATCAATTCACTCAGCTTGACAGTACGGAATGTGGGTTGATCAGGCCAGGTGTGGTATTCTGGTTGGCTGCCCCACTCCAATACCATCATGCCTCTGTCATCGTCCCATGTGTCTGCATAGTTGTGCGGAAAAGCATTGCCGATATAGATCATGTTACGTTGTTGTTGACGCTTGTGGAAGTGTCCGCTGAATCCCAGCTCATAGCTCTTGAAACTGTCCAACTGAATCTCGCCGTGATCTGGCATCTGCACCATAGCGTTCATAAAAAAGCTAGGTAATTCAAAGTGTCCAAATATATATTTGCCACCTTTCTTGCTTATTGACCGCCATTCGTCACCTACAAGCCACGGGCAGAGTGTAACATCTCCAATGGTAGTCGGTTCGTGAACCACGGTGATGCCAGGAATATATTTGCCGAATTCCACAGAGTGAATATCTCGTTTGTCTTTATAGTACAAATCATGATTGCCAGGAAAGAAATAAAAATTATCAAACGCTCGGCCGAGTTTTTCAAGTGCCCTGAGACTATAGTCCATAGTAGTAATATTAAGGCTATTGCGATTGTGATGCCAATCGCCCATAAAAATTCCTGTGTCACAGTCTTCCTCCTTGGCTTTAGCAATATACCAATCTACAAAGTCCTCGCAGTCCTGATTGTGTGTTGAACTATTGCTCTTTAAACCAAAATGTATGTCTGTAAAACACGCTACTTTTTTAAACAAGTTACTCACTAGTGTTTTCCTCATTGCGTTTCAATGCCGCTGCATGTTCACCGGCACCTGTACGACTATAACTGGGATTCATACCGTTGATTTCCAAGATGTCATCACGTATGTTTTGATTGCGTTTTTCTATATTGATAACACGCACAAAACTGTTGGTCACAGCCGCTGTAAAATAAGCAAAGGGATTATCGCTTTTGCTTTCATCAAATTGTAATCCAATCTGTGTCAACTGTAGAATGGCCTGCCCCTTCATTTCGTCATTGTATGTGTAGCCACGCACGTTGCCGCGAGTAGCGTACCTCTCACATAATTTTAACATCATTCGTGCCAGGGTGTTAGTGATTTGGCCCGCATCTTTGTCAAAGTGACCCTTCGCTAAATCGCCCTTCCAGTGACTCTTGCCCACACATTCTAGTACATCTTCCTCATTGAATTTCCAATGCTGAAACGGAGGAAAGTTGACCTTGTCTCGGTGATCAGCAAGACTTTTAGGATTCTTTTTACGAACATTGTTCAAGGGAATGTGATCAAAAGTCATGACTCTAAACACCACATCTGTCTTGGCTATTTTTTTATAGTCCACTTCGCAGTCCGCTTGTTTGACTTTTTCTCCGGCTTTTTTACGGGTGGCATAATCTGCATCGCCTATGCGCTTGGCTTGATTTCTTTTGGCTTCTGCAATGGTTCTGACATTGATTTTTTCTATGCTGGGCAGAATTAGATCGTATTGATGGTACTCTGGTTTGGTAAAGCTGCAATATGAGCTTTTTGATCTGTGTATTTCCAACAACATGTCTTTGTTGTTTAGATAATTTACTTTGGTTGTCATTCTAAAAGAGTCCTCTAAGGTTTAATTATAAACTACGCACTTAATAAAGTCAACTAAATATGTTACCAAAAGGACATTATTATGAGTTTACTTGACAATCTATCAAGCGTACAGGGCGCAGTGGGTGCTGTTTCAAATGCCACAAACTTTTTCTCTGGTGGCGGCCTGCAAAATGCATTGCTGGGCGGAACTGGCTTGTCTGCTGGAGCGGAAGTTGTCGGCGATTTGGTAGGAGCATTTGCCAGTTTTGGTGATGATAGTGCCAATGCCAGCGACTGGCGTGTAAGACTCAGTATGGCCAAATGGACCAGCTTCCAAGGAAGCCCGGTACTGAAACCTTTGAAAGATGCAGGCGGTTTAATTTTTCCTTATACTCCTGATATAACAATTAGTAGTTCGGCCACATACACAAAACTATCTCCAATACATTCGAACTATAACTTTCATGCTTTTCAAAACAGTGATCCTGGAGAAATATCAATCACCGCGCCCATGAATGTGGAAGATAGTACACAGGGTTTGTACTGGATTGCAGCAACACACTATTTAAGAAGTCTTACCAAAATGTGGACTGGATCTGATCCAAAAGCTGGTAACCCTCCTCCTATTGTATTTCTTAACGGTTATGGTAACTATGTGTTTAAAAATGTGCCAGTGGTAGTAACAAGTTTTAGTTGTAATTTACAAGCTGATACTGATTACATTGGAGTTAATGTTGTAGGCAGCGCCGCGGGCGCCATTCAGGGTGTTGGTGGAGCTATCGGAGGACTTGCAGATTCGGTGGGTGGAATATTTGGTAACGATTCAGCGGTAGGAGGAGCTGCCAGTGCTATCAGCGGACTGGCAGGCGGTATAGGACAGATAGCCGGTCTTGCTGGCAGTTTAGGTCTAGGTGGATCTGTAAGCGGTGGTGTGAGTCACGTGCCAGTCAGGAGCAGTTTTAATGTCAAACTCATGCCAATGTACAGTAGAAACAGTGCCCGTAATTTTAGTCTCGATAGATTTGTTCAAGGCGGCTATCTCAACAATCCTTTTGGATACATCTAACATGGCCACTTATATCAACACAAGTCCTTGGTTTGCAACCGGAGTCAAACAAAACTATCTTGATGTGCTAAAAATACGACCAGTCAGTGCCAGTGCCACAGACATTTTGTACACAATAGACAGCAAATTTGCCTATAGACCAGATTTATTGGCCTATGCACTTTACGGAACAACCAGCCTATGGTGGATTTTCATACAACGCAATCTTGATGTGCTGCAAGATCCTGTACTTGATTTTGTCCCAGGAACGAAAATTTATCTACCTAAACAAAGTGAACTAAACAAAGCATTGGGATTATAACATGGGTGTTTTTGACGATCTTGGATCAACAGTATCTAGCGCGGTAGATTCGGCGTCTGCCGCGATATCCGGAGTCACATCAAACATATCTAATGCTATCACAGCTGCGGAGGGCGGCATAGCCAGCGGCTTGTCTGCTGTATCCAACGGTTTATCAGGAGTCACAAGCGGTCTAAACGGCTTTGGTGCAGGTTTATCAATCGATGGCATCGTTGGCGGGATAAGCAGCGCATTTGGCGGATTAGAATCTTTGTTGACATCTGCGGTCAAGCCTATAGCCGGTGTGAAATTGCCACTACCAAATCCGTTATTTGATTATGCGAGTTACACGTACAACATAGGTATTGCGGCACTTACAACCGCTGAATTAAACAATCCCGACGGCACTTACAGGAACGGCAAATATGGCAGATTGCTGTGCAAAAGTGCAAATGCAGAACCGGATAACAGACCTAATACTCCTTATGGAAAATTGGATTTTTACATACAGGATCTAGAATTCAAAACCCAGATAGGCATGGAAGAAGGCAACAACAGCAACATGACTGGAGAAATAAAATTCAAAGTGATTGAACCTTACAGCATGGGAATGTTTTTCTTGGCGTGCCAACAGTTGGCTCAGGGTAGCGCCACCAGCAATCTCAACGGTGCACCTGAGTGGGGAAATTGGAGAGATGCTCCTTGGCTCTTAATTATTGAATTTAGAGGCAACAAAGAAACTGGTCAGATTGCTACAATCCCCAAAGCCAATAGATATATTCCTATACAAATGAAGAATTTTTATATGAATGTGACTCAGGATGGTGCTGTTTATGATGTAGTAGCATCTGTTTATAATCAAGCAGGACTAAATGATTCCTATACCAAATTTCAAAGCGATTTTTGTATAAGTGGTAGCACCGTGCAAGAAATGTTGCAAAAAGGCCCTAAAAGTCTACAAGCGGTTATGAATAAAAAACTTCAGGATGTTGCAGATTCTAACGGCATAGTACAACCCGATAAAATACTGATTTTGTTTCCTAGCGATAGATCTAGCGAAGGCACAGCTACCACCGGAGAAAACACAAATGGTGCAACGGTGGATGTGAACGTACAACAGGTTTATACAAAACTAGGAGTAACTGTGGTTGATGGAGAATTGATTCAAAGTGCAACAGCAACAAATAAAATTGGATTGGCGTCTATGGCCTTTGACGACACACGAAAAGGAGATACGCCTATCGGCAAAGATGCTGATGTGTATGATGCTAATGGCAATTTGAAAAGAGGTAAAAACACAGTTAATAACACTGTAACGGACATGCGCTTCACTCAGGATACTGATATTACAAATGCCATTAATCAAGTATGTATGCAAAGTTCTTACAGTGCAAATGCACTCAAACCAGAAAACATAACCAAGGAAGGTTATAGAACTTGGTGGACCGTTGATGTTCAATTGTACCCTATCGGTAAAGAAAACAAAGCCACAGGGGAGAAACCCAAATTGATTGTTTATAGGGTACTGGAATACATGGTTCACAACGCCTCGGGACCTAAGCCTCCCAATGTTAAACCATTTGGATATCTTGAATTGGAGAAACAAGTAGTAAAAGAATACAATTATATCTATACAGGAAAAAACGTTGATATTTTAAAATTTGAAATCAAATTCCACGCTAATTTTGTAAATTCGTATTCAGCTGATGGCTTTAGCGGCACCATAGACAATAAAACTGCTGCACAGGCAAGTGGCGCGGAAAAAGATAAAAAAACAAGGCAACTACAGGTACAGAGTTTACCTGAGGGACAACCTGCAGACACTAGTCCTGGGGTTATAGGATCTGCTGTAAAATTTGTCAAAACTCTTATGAATACCGATAAACATACAGGCGGCGGCCTAGAAACACAAACAGTGAGGTCTGCAAGATTGTTTCATGATACTCTCACTTCTGGCTCAGACATGATGAATCTTGACTTGGAAATTATAGGAGATCCTTATTTTATTGTACAAAGCGGCCAAGGCAATTATTCTGCCAAACGCAGTCAATACTACAATATGTGTTCGGACGGATCTATAGATTATCAAAGCGGAGAAGTTGATATCATGGTAAATTTTAGAACACCTGTTGATATCAATCAAGCAACTGGATTGTATGATTTTGGAAAAAATAATTCTTCAGCTCCTATAAAAGGATTCAGTGGATTATATAAAGTAATAAAAATTTACAACACATTCAAAGATGGAAAGTTCACACAAAAACTAACTTGTAATCGTAGAAACGGATACGAAATACCAACTGAATCTACCAAAGCACAAATTTATGCAGATCGCACAAAGGTAAATCCGCGTGATCCTAACGCACACGGAGCGGGTTAATCATGGCAGATACTACCGCAAGCAGTACCCAACAGCCCGATCCCAAACCAGGCCCGTTTCTAGCCAGAGTGGTCAGTAATATTGATCCAACCAACATGGGCGGCCTTGAGGTTGAAATTCTAAGACCAACAGGTGCGTCAGCCGGTCAAGAAGGACAACTGCATAGAGTAAAATACATGAGTCCTTTCTACGGAGTGACTGGTGTAGACTATACCAAGAAAGATCCTAACAATTACAACAACGTTCAAAAAAGTTATGGCATGTGGATGATCCCGCCTGATGTGGGAGTTATTGTCATGATTATTTTTGTTGATGGAGACTCTAAGCGAGGATACTGGTTTGGATGTGTGCCCGACGAAAATATGAATTTCATGATGCCTGGTCTTGCTGCTACACAAAAAGTTGTGGAAGATGTAGAAAAAGATCGTGACGGAAGATATGGTAGAGTTCCGGTAGCCGAATATAACAAAAATATAGATGATAATCGTGCAGCTACTGATCCTACCGAAAATTATAAACCGGAGCATCCGTTTGCTGCAATTTTAAAAAAACAAGGACTGTTGTTTGATGATGCTAGAGGCATAACCACCAGTAGTGCTAGACGTGAAGCACCCAGCATGGTGTTTGGCATTAGTACACCAGGTCCCATAGATAAAAAAGGTCCCAAGGGCTTTATCGGCAAAGAAGAACACAAGGTTCATACATTTGTTAGTAGACTGGGCGGAAGCACATTTGTAATGGATGACGGAGATGCGGCATGGACACGCAAAGGAAGTCCTGCCACAACACCACCAGACTATGCCAGTGGAGATGCCGATGAGGCAGGCGGCGATGTGCGTAGACCCCATAATGAATTATTTAGAATTCGCACCCGCACAGGCCATCAGATTTTACTACACAATTCAGAAGATTTGATCTACATAACTAATAGTCGTGGTACTGCGTGGATAGAATTTACCAGCAACGGCAAGATAGACATCTTTGCGCAAGACAGTATCAGTATCCATACAGATGCAGATTTGAACTTGCATGCCAATAGAGACATCAACTTGGAAGCTGGCCGCAATTTCAATCTCAAAGTGGGCAAGAGACATCAAACCGAAGTTGGCAAAGATAAAATTTGTATTGTGAACGGCAACGTCAAAATACAAGTGGACGGCACACAGGATGAAACAATTACCGGAGCTGTAAAAGAATCTTATCAAGCCACTCTTGATTTGACAACAGGCGGTGCAACCAATATAACTACTGGTGGAGCATTAAATCTAAAAGTTAGCGGAGCAAGTGTGGTTTCAAGTTCAGGAGACTTTACTATCAAAGCAGCCAACACAGCGATAGATGGCGGCAATGTAAATCTCAACTCAGGTATAGCAGGAGATGCAGGCCCAGCAAAACCTGCCGTCACTCCAGACCCGCTCACCATGCACAGGAATTATACCAGCGAATCCGCAACAGTTGAAAGCATATTGCATCGCATACCAAATACGGAACCTTGGCCAGGACACGAAAATCTTGACCCTGTCAAGTTCACTAAGGCGCACACAGATAGGGAAGTTGACGCAGATATTGAAGTACCAGATGCTTATAAAAAATACAGCACAGCTCAAGACACATTCAGGAAGGGCAAATAATCATGTCACTACACAACAAGGTAACACTTAAAACAGCACAAAACGCAAGTGCTCCTGCTTCTCAGGTGTACAAAGGTTTTAGTACAGTCAACACCAAGACTCAAAACTTTAAATTATACGATTTTGAATTGATCAAACAGGATATTCTCAACACCTTTTACATAAGGCAGGGCGAACGATTAATGAATCCTGAATACGGAACAGTGATCTGGGATCTACTGTTTGAACCCATGACACCGGACGTGCAAAATTCAATATTGCAAAATGTCAACGCTATTTTCAACAGTGATCCCCGTGTGCAGGCCAGCGATATTCTAGTAACGCCCTACGAAACTGGCATTCAAATACAGTGTAAATTGCGATATCTTGTGTACAACATACAAGAAAAATTGCAGTTGAAGTTTGATCAAGCCAACGGTCTTATTAGGTAATTAACTACGCACATAATTTTAATCGATAAATATCATTATTAGGATACATTATGAGCTCAACGGATCGTCAAAATAATCTGCTGGTCAGCGAAGACTGGCAGAAAATTTATCGTTCATTCAAAAACGTAGATTTCCAAAGCTACGACTTTGACAATCTGCGTCGCACAATGATTGACTATGTTCGTACCAATTTCCCAGAGGATTTCAACGACTACATAGAATCAAGCGAATATCTTGCGCTTATTGATCTTATTGCTTATGTGGGGCAGAACATCGCGTTCCGTGTGGACCTTAACGCACGTGAAAACTTTTTGGAATTGGCAGAGCGTCGTGAAAGTATTTTGCGCTTGGCACGATTGATCAGCTATAGCCCAAGTAGAAGCACAGCCAGCACTGGCCTATTGAAATTTAGCATCATAAGCACCACTGAAAATGTGCTGGACAGCACTGGTAGAAACTTGTCAGGGCAAACCATCACATGGAATGACAGCGCCAATGCCAACTGGTACGATCAATTTATCAAAGTTCTGAATGCGGCCATGCCAACAACACAGCAATTTGGTAGCCCGTCAGACAGTGCCAGCATATATGGCGTGCCAACAGCTCAGTATAGATTTAACGGCAACAACACCAATGTGCCAACTTATAGTTTTACCAAGCCAATAGCTGGTAACACTATGACATTTGAAATTACCAGCACAACATTTGCCAACAAGGATTATATCTACGAAGAGCCTCCCAAGATTGGTAACCGAATAGCCTGTATCTACAAAGATGATGGTTATGGTGCTGGCAGTGCTGGTACCGGATTCTTTTTTAATTTTACTCAAGGCAATCTCAACACCAGCAATTTTACACTCAATCAACCCACCGCAAATCAACAAGTGGATATTGCTGTACAAAACATCAACAATACAGATGTTTGGTTATATGATTTGTTTGCCACCGGCCTAGAGAATAGGTTATGGACGCAAGTCCCAAACACAGCTGGTAGCAACATTATCTACAACAGTATCAGTAACAAAATAAACACCATATACAATGTTATCACTAGGGCCAACGATGCCGTTAGTCTGGCATTTGGAGATGGAGTATTTGGAAATTTGCCACAGGGCAGTTTTAGAGTGTACTATCGTATCAGCAATGGATTGACCTATATCATTAATCCCAGCGACATACGCAATGTCAGTGTGGCTATTCCTTACACCAGCGCGGCCGGTCAAGAAGAAGTTTTGACTATCTATCTAAATCTGGTTAGTACAGTGTCCAACAGCACCTCAACTGAATCAAATGCCAGCATCAAGGCCAATGCTCCACAAACATACTACACACAAAATCGCATGATCACCGGCGAGGACTATAACATTAGTCCATTGAGCAGCAGTTTACAAGTGGCCAAGGTCAAAAGCATCAACAGAACTAGTAGCGGCATCAGTAGATATTTTGACCTCAAAGATCCCACAGGCAAATATTCAAGTACAAATTTGTTTGCTGATGACGGAATACTTTATCAGGAAAACATCACAGCACAAACCACATTCAGCTATCTAACACAGAGCGATATTGAAGGTGTGATCAACACCACTATCTATAATATTTTCAATACACCCGATCTAAGAAATTTTTATTACAGCAACTATGTAAACTATTATTCAAATACCACAACTGTGGTATGGAACAGTGTCACAGTAGACAGCAATCAAACAACTGGATATATTGGCCCCGTAGGTGTGCCTACCATAGTTGGTTCAAGCAGTCAGACAGCACTGAAATATATAAGTGTGGGATCATTGGTGAGATTCAGCGCACCAGCAAATCAATATTTTAACACGCTGGCCAACAATGTGCTGGTGAATGCCGCAGGCAAAGGCACTTCAAGATATGTATGGGCGCAGGTAACTGGTGTAGTAGGCGATGGCACAGCCAGTGGCACACTGTCCGGAAATGTAGGAGTTCTCAGTAATGGCCTGGGTGCGGTAACGTTGGGCAGTGTTGTTCCTCAAGGCGCTGTTATAGATCAGATTATTCCTAAGTTTACAAGAACACTTACTAAATCGGTTATAACCACTATGATTGATTTGATATTTTCAAATCAACCGTTTGGTCTCAGCTACAATGCTGCAACGCAGAATTGGCAGATAGTGTTTGACACCAATTTGAACACAGCATCCACATTCAGTTTGGGTACTCAAGGCGATGTTACCAACAGTCAAAAAGATTCCAGCTGGTTGGTTTTGTTTACTACCAACAATGACACATATACCATCACAAGTAGAATGCAAAAATATACATTTGAAAGTGACAGTCAGCTGACTTTCTATTTTGATACCAATCAAAAAATATATGATGTTGTGAGTAGCAGCATTGTGAAGGACAGTATCAAAATCTTGAGTATAAACACACAGCCTAAAAACAGCAACGATACGGCAGGCACAACTCCATTTACTCAAGACTACAGTTGGGAAGTTGTAAGCGAATACAACGGTCAGGATGGGTATATTGATCCTAAAAAAATTGTTATCACGTTTTCAGATACTGGAAATACCGGCACCGCCGATAATCCGCAATTGTTTTTGGATATTGTTAACCCGTCAACTGCAACATCAAACTACAACTACAAAGAAAAATACATTGTACAGCAGAAGTATCTGATAGCTGAAGGACAGGAAGATTACAAATATGTGCCAAATGATCCTTTGATTTTTGGCCCAGTATTGGTTTACGACACACAAACCAATGGAGGATATGCCAAGGGCATGTACTATTATTTTATTGATACTGATACAGTCAAATACTATGACGGTATGGTGCTGGCTCCTAGTTTGGATTATAGGGTGTACCAAGGACGTGCAGGCTTGAAGTTCCAGTATACACATAGTGCAGACTATGACAGTAGAATAGATCCCAGCCCCAGCAACATAGTTGACATGTATGTGTTGACCAAGAGCTATGACACCGTGTTTAGACAGTGGGTGGCCAACGGAACACCAGCAGACAGCATGCCGTTGCCTCCCAGTTCAACCGAACTTAATACATTATTGAGTCCAAAACTTAATCTAATAAAAACCATCAGCGATGAAATTATATACCACCCTGTGGGATATATTTTATTATTTGGAACAGCCGCATCTGCAAACTTGCAGGCCACATTCAATGTGATCAAAAACAAAAGTTCTACGGCAAGTGATGCCAATATAAAATCAAGAATTTTAGCAGCTATAAATGTGTTTTTTAGTTTAAACAACTGGAATTTTGGAGACACCTTCTATTTTTCAGAACTGTCAACTTACATTATCAATCAGATGACACCTGATGTGACCAGCTTTGTGATTGTGCCAAAACAAGCCACTCAATACTTTGGAAGTTTGTTTGAAGTAATATGTCCTAGTGACAGCATCTTTATCAGCTGTGCCCAGGCAACTGATATTGCCATTGTGGCTGGCTTGACAAGTACCAATCTCAAAACAGTGACTGGTACAGCTATAACCACAGTGGCAACATCGCAAAATATCAACAGCGCAAATACCGGAGCAAGTTACTAATGGCTACCAAAGATCCCGCAGGCAATCAAGGGCTATCTGTTAACTTCTTACCAAAGTTATATCAAACACCAGCCAATAGAAAATTTTTACAATCAACAATCGATCAACTGTTTCAGCCAGGCTCGGTAAACAAAATCACGGGTTTTATTGGTCGTCCCAACGCTAGGGCTGCTAAAGGATCAGATATCTACATCAGCTCGCAAACCAAGACACGCAGTCACTATCAACTGGAACCTGGCACTGTAATCAAGGATGAGCTGGGCAATGTTACTTTCTTCAAAGATTATCAAGACTACATAAATCAATTGGAAGTGCTGGGTGCTAACACCAGTAAGCATGCACGATTGAACAAACAAGAATTGTATTCTTGGGATCCGCATATTGACTGGGACAAATTTAGCAACTTTCAAAATTATTACTGGGTGCCTTACGGCCCATCACCCATCGCTATTGCAGGCCAAAAGGATATTATTGAAAGTGGATATTCAGTTAATGTGTTAAACAACGGCAACAGCAACGAGTACATTCTCACTCCAGATGGCCTAACACCCAACCCCACTTTGAAACTGTATAGAGGTCAAACCTACACGTTTGATATCAACAGTCCAGGCAACCCCTTTACAATTAGAACTGCAAGAACTTTGATTAGAGCAGACGAATATGCTGTTGGCATAACAAACAATCATATTACCTCGGGCACGATAACTTTGGTCTTGGACAAGAATTCTCCAAGCATATTGTATTATCAAAGTGCCACTGATATTAATCTTGGCGGCACAATTCAAATTTTTGATATAGATCAGGCCACGCACATTGATGTGGCCAATGATATCTTAGGAAAAAAATCCTACAAGTTGAGTGACGGCACCGCACTCAG